TGTTCTCCCACTTACCATAAGCAGAGAAACTATCAGTGATCTTCAGTTTTGTACCAACTTCAAGTGCCTTGAAGGTATCATTATCACCACCATCAGGAACGGAAACACCTAGACCTGCTTCAACGTAAGGGGAGAAGCGACCAGTTTTCCATTCGTAACCTACACGACCTTGATGGACTGCTTTACTGTAGTCTTCATCAGTGCCTTTAAATTCGTGTTTGGACTCAACATAGGGTCCTGCAAATGCAGGTGTCGCCAGTGCAGAAAGTGCCAGTGCGGCAAGTGCAATTTGTTTCATTTGTTTGGAATTCCTTTGTAAAAAATGGATCAACGACTTTTGATCCTCAAGTAATTTAGCACGGGTTAACCGTTAGGTAAACTAAGGTTAGTTTAAACTTTAAGTAAAGGTCAGTAAAAAGGGTCTCGGTTAGGAGACCCTGATGATTAACGAATGAACTTATCCATTCTCAATTTAATGTAATACATCCCAATGACCCAGAGGGAGAAGAGAAACCCTTCTCCATAGGACATGGAATTCCATGCATGAACTACATCCATATCACTCCTCTGCAAGTTTAGCAAAGTAGGACAGGGCATCATCGTCCTCAACGATCGCCTCTTCCTTCACAGGAGAGGGAGCAGAACTCATCTGCTGACGGAACGATGACTGAGGGGTGATGTCAGCATCGTTAAAAGAACCACGACCTTCAGACTCATCCTCAAGGGACTCATCGACAGGACGGGCAGCAGGACGCTGACTAATACCGAGCACCATGTTCAGGCGTCGCTCAAGATCCTCGTAGGACTTAAACTGATCCTTTGCGGTGAATGCTTCCAGGGAGTGCTCAGACTTCCAGGTTGCTTCAAGTTCATCATCATCTGCGCTGAGAGCAGAGACAGAATCAAACTCAGAAGAATCATAGTTCCAGTAACCTGCAACTTTCTTGATCTTCAGTTTGAAGTTAGCACCTTCCCAAAGATCGAAGACATTGACTGGTTCTTCGTCTTGGAACTCAGGTTGCATGGCAGCAAGGATCTTGTCATGGATCTTCTTGCCATACTTGTAGAGGAATACCTTACCCTCGTTCTCAGGGTGCTTAGGATCCTTCACGACATAGATGTTGCTGTAATACTGAAGCTTACGCTTCTGCTTACGAGCAGTCTCTTTGTCTTCATCACTACCGCTGTTCCAGAGACGGCGGTTCACTTCACCAACAGGATCCTTTTCATTAAGGGTGGTGAGTGAGTTCTCGATGTACCAACCACCAGGACCTTGGAAGGCGTGGGAGTACAGTTTTGCCCAGGGAATGGTTTCCCCTTCAGGGGCAGGAAGGAAACGGATAACAGCGTATCCATTTCCAGAAGCGTCAACCTCTGGTTTCCAGAATCGCTCATCAACATTTTTATTGCTGGATGATTTCTCCAGTTCCTTCTGAAGGAAAGAGAAATTGTTCTGGGATTTACGCTTCAGATCTGCAAAAGACATTGGATTACCTCGGATTGTTTTGGATTTGGTTTGTGTGATGCCCTATCACTCAGACATAATAACAGGCAAAGGGGCGGGCGTCAACCCTCTGCCTCTAGTTTTTCTTTCATTGCTTCGACTTTCTCAAGCAACTCATCGAACATGTCTTCGATGGTAGTGCCAGGTGTTGCACCAAGCATGACGATACCTTGCTTCATCGTCTCAAGGACAGACTTCGCTTCAGGATCGTCACTCAATTTAACACGGAAGTAAAAAGTCTTCTGTTTCTCAATGAGTTCTGCTAACACATTGAAATATTTCATCTTGTCATCCTTCTCTAGAAGGACAAAGTTCATAGCAGATCTAAAACAGAACTGCTGCATCTCAAGCATCTGCTGGATGTCACCTCGGACTAATTCTGACTGGAAAAAACTCATACTAGCATTAACTTCGCACGACTGGTCTTCTTCATAAAATTAAGTTGCTGTGCCTCATGACGGAGTTTTTCCTTTAGAGGTTTGCTGATCAACTTACCTACACTATCTAGTTCAATTTCATTGATCTCACAGTAGTGGATTACCGAATCAATATAATTCATTTCGGGATTGTGTAGTGCAATCTTCTCCACTTCCTGCGAGAATCTCGCAGCGGTCATAAATTTATCCTCTAATAATTGTTTTTTGTCCATATCGTTCTTGGTATTCGTCGATGTAACTCATTAGTTTCATAAAGAATTCTTTTTTAGGTGGATGTACCACCACTTGAGTCTCTCCGTTTTCGCAAGCAACGATTGTGACGAGTTGCTTAACACTCATCCCATAGTTTTCCTGCAACATACATGCGTATGCTGTTTCCTGTACGAAGTAATCGTAGAGATATGCCTCACGCTTGGGTTCTTCCGCTGTCTTAAAGTCAATGATAGACAGCACTCCGTCAAACTCAGCGATACAATCTACACGCCCTGCCAGTTCCAAATGCTTGGAGTAGAGCGCCGCTTCCTGTAAGTAAATATTATTTATACGGTCCAAAGTATCCCTACTATGATGGAACATAAGGACAGGAAGTGGGTACTTACTATACTTTTTCAGGTCTAAGTTGTTGTTAAAGTAATCCTCTGCAATAGAGTGATACTTTGTGCCACGACCAGTAGCACGAGCAGATTTAGCGTTTGCTTTCTCCGCTCCTACTCTAGCACGCCAGCGAGCAATGCCCGCCATCTTCTTAGCATTGTTGCTAATCACAGTGGTGACAGATGGAAACTTGGAACCTTCTGGTGTGAGGTACATGCGTTTTCCGTCCACCATCTCGGCAACCATTTCAATGGGTTCAATCTGACCCACATGATTAAACAACTTCATAGACCCAGGTTGATTTTGTTGATGAGGTAAGACTTAACGATTCCAGAACGAACGATATCATCGATACCGAACTCAATTAGAGAGAACTCTTCCATGTTCTGGAGGATGCGTTGGAAATCAATGATGCCAGTACGCTCACTGATCTTTTGCAAGTCAGTTTGTGCAGCGTCACCACAGAATACAATTTTACTATCCTGTCCAATACGAGTGATGATACTATCAAGTTCATGGAAGTTCAGGTTCTGACACTCGTCAATGATAACAATAGCATTGTCTAGTGTAGTACCACGAATGAAACTGGTAGACCAGAAAGAGATAGTCTCCTGTGCCTTCAGGTTATCGTAGAGCATTTCATACGATGCATCATCAGGCATCTCGAACATAGATTGTACCATGTTCTTGTAAGGAATCTGATAGAGAGAAGACTTATCTTCGTGGTCACCAGGAAGGAAACCAATCTCTCTAGTAGCAACCAGAGAACGAACGATATAGATCTTTTCATATGGCGTGTACTCATTCAGTACATCTTTAAGTGCCTTGTACAGTGCAATGAATGTCTTACCTGTACCAGCAACACCATAGGCATAGACCATCTTACCTTTGTCCCACTCATCAAAAAAGATTTGTTGGTTATGGGTAAGAGGTTCGATAGGAAGCATGTACGCTTCATCAATAGGTTTACGACGCTTGCGTTGCTTCGCAGTCATACCTTGTCCAGGTGCTTTAGTAGTCTTCTTTCTAGCAGGCATATCAGTAGTTGTACTTGTCAGTAATAGTTTTGTTTCGTGGTGCTTTGGGAATCACCTTGTTCTTCATGATGTCTTTCCATCCAGGATGGGTCTTCGCCATCTTGTCTCTCCATTCACCAACTTCACCAGAGGCAGGGCATGTATCTGGATCACTCCAGTCTCGTGTCCAGTCTGGGTTGTCATCCTTCCACTGGTCCCAATCATGAACGCTGAGTACAACATTCTTTTGTTCACCAGTCTTGGTATTAACAACTGGATAAGTCGCCATCTTCTTTCTCCTTTTTATTGAATCCAAATGGTCCTGCTAGTTTTTCTTCTAGTGCTGCCTTCAGTGCGACACCACCAATCGCTTCCATAACTTTGAGGACTTGCTCTGGTTTGGCATCCTCCCCCAGTTCTTTAGCGATGTACCAATACTTAGGCCAGAAAGTTTCACCTGCTCTCTGGTAATCATCTAGTGTCAAAAGTTTCATTGCCATCCAAGTGCCTCCGCACAAATAGGGAACTGTTCTGCGAACACACGCTTAGCATCTAGTGCGATGTCCATGTGTTCTTTCTGCGTTCCATTAGC